TATCAAATGCATTAGGATCTAATTCAATCCTTTTATATGCTTCAATTATTTCTAATTCTTTGTCTTTTGTCATTTTTTTAACTTTTCTAATAATTCTTCATTACTTAAATCTTGAAGTTTAACATCACCTTTTCTAAGACCTTTAAGTGTATTATTGTTTGTTATATAATATTTTTGCAATTGTTCTATATCTTTTCTAGTTTCTCCTGTGGTTGTATTGAGATATTTTCTCATATCATTTTCAAATTCAACATCACTGCCATAATCATTTCTATTTGGTCTTTTTGGTAAAGTTAATTGTCCATCTTTTGTCAATCCATAACCATATTCTTCTATTTTATTTTTTGCATTAGTCATTTTGTTTAAAATGTTTTGCTCTGCACTAGATTTCTGTTCTATTGATATGCTTGGTTTTTTTTTCCTGTCTTTAATATATCCTGAAATTGGATCATAAGGCATATCAAGCAGTTCTTCTACCCTTGCACTGTCACTTGTAGTTTTATATTTTTTCTTTAATAATTGGTCAAGCATTTTAGTTTTACCATAATCCTGGACATCTTTAAATGTAGTTTTTTCAGATTTTTTAGGTTTTTTAGGTTGACCTAAAATCTTCATCATTTCTTCATAACTTGGCATTTATCTATTCCTGTATTTTTCTAAAAATGAAATTAAAGCACTATAACTTTTATCATCTAATCTGTCTCTATATTGCTTAAAAACATCTGTATCCATATTTATAAAATCATCAAATGTCATATTATTAAATTTATTTCCTAGTAAACCTGAACCACTTTCTAATCCACCCATAACTGCACTTGCTCCAGATCCTACAGCACTCATTAAACCACTTGCTAACTGTCCTCTATTTTCTGCTTTTCTCATAGCAATGTTTCTAAGTCTGTCTGATTCAGTAAGTAAGTATTTATCATATTCACTTTCAGCAGATTTCTTTGTAGCCTCATTTCTCATTGCTATTTCTCTAGAGGATTCTGCTATAGATTTCATAGTATCAACATCAGTTTTCCTTCTAAGTTCTTGAGCTACTATACTGTTGTCTAAACCACTTTTAACTATATTACCCTGGACATTCTGTTTAGCTATTTCTCCTGCCTGATAGGCTTGATTAGCTACTTGGTTTGTCAACTTAGGGACATCTAAAGCTCCTTTTGTTCTTCTTTTATTTAACCTTTCAAGATATTCTTTTTCTTGATCAGTTTTTTGACTTGCTTGGTTAAGAGCAGACTTATTATTGTAATAATTATATAATGATGTACCTGCCTTTGTTAAAGCAGGGATTGCATATGCTATTGCAGGAATTGACATTCAACCTCCCTCCAGTACACTGCTGTACCATATTTATTATATTCTCTATATTTATCTTCTTTTGGATTAGATGGTCCTAAAGAATCTTTAGGAATCTTTACCAACA